GTATTCCACGGCGGGCCGCATCGTTTTGCGCCAGAGCCTGACTTTCCGCATGGCAGACCAAGGCTGGATAAGATCGGCACCGGCGAAGGCAATCAGGCGTATGGTTATGGTTTTTATAGTGCGGATGCGCCGGGGGTTGCCAAGTCGTACGCTGACGCACTTGGCGGCAAAGTATTAGAGGCTTCAGACGGGTCAATCCTACATTCGAGCGATATTCCTTTGGACATGATGTACGCATCGATGGAAATGGGGGCAGCAAAGACTATAGACGAGGCAATATCAAACTTGTCTAAAAGCGGCAAATTTGGTGATGAAGTCAAATATCTCAGCGAATTGAGAGACAAGGGTTATCAGATGAAACCCGGCACCCTCTACAAGCTCGACATCCCCGACGCTGACGTTGCCAAGTATCTCGACTATGACAAGCCGCTGAGTGAGCAACCGAAAAGCGTTCGCGAAGCGTTGGCGAATATGGTTTCGGTATCTGCCGCTGATAGAAAACAGATTACTAAAGAAATTAAAGCGTTACAGGCCAGACTTAATGATCCGTGGGTTCGCCGTTCTGGCGGGGCCGAAATGAGCAACAAACTGAGGGACGAAATACAAGAACTAAAGGCAGTTCTTTTAGATGATTCTTTAACAGGGGGAGAATTTTATAAGGGAGTTGTAACAGGCCTTGGCGGTCGTAAAGACGCATCCGAAGCCCTTCGCGATATTGGCATCCCCGGCCTCAAGTATTTCGATCAGGGTAGTCGCGCAGGGGGCGAAGGCACCCGCAACTACGTCACCTGGGATCAAGACGTTCTCGACCGCTCCAAGATGCTGGAACGCGACGGCGTCACATTGGGCGCAAACAAAGCCCCAACCGCCGCACTGCCTGGGTTGTTGGGCAAGGTTTTAGATAAACGCGCAGAACAAATGCTTTTACCCCCGGCGGAGAGGCTGCAACCATCGGGCCGGGGCGTCATGGATTTATCGCCCGAGGCGTATGTCCGCGACGCCCGGCAATTTAGCGACGACCTTATGTCCGACATTCCGCGCCAAGTCGCGGGCAAGGCACTCCCCAAGGCGGGCCGGTCGCAAGTAATTGTCGATAACATGGACGACATTGCGACTGTTTTGGCCGACCGGGCGCGTTCTCAAATGGGGACGGAGACCCAATATTTCTACCACACGGGTCCGATTTACGAGGCCGCCCGCAAGGCGGGCCTGAGTAAAAAAGAGGCCGGTAATTTCATGCGCGACTTCGCCGACGCCTACGCGGCCACGTCGCCCCGCACACCGACCGAGCCAAACTTGCGGAGCGCCTCGCTGGTTATGGCGAAAGACGCGGCGGGCATACCGTTCGACACAGTGGTCGGTCCGAATGCCGGTCGCGGTCTAAACGAAACTGGTTACCCGATGATGATCCAAGAGAAGGGCGACATTTCGTCAAAGGGCAAGCCCGCCACGCAGACGGGCATCCACAAATTACTTCTGCAAGAATTGCAGCGCAGCGGCAAGATTAACAAAGACACAAACCCGAAGCCCGCGACGTTTGCGCGGAATGTAGAGGGCAATCTCAGCGCCCCGACTATAGACACTCACGCCATACGCGGCGCACTCGACGCCCTCAATGAATTGCAGCCGGGGGCGATACCGAAAGATTTTATCAAGCCAAAATTCCGCAAGCAATACGCCGAAGACCCGTCGAGTTTCAATGCCGCGACAATGGTGGCCGACACGCTGGAAAGCGCACAAGTCGGCGGCACGAAGAAGCAAGTCGAATACGCGCCCTTTGCCGATTTATATAAACTAATGGCCGACAAGTTGGGCGTCTCGCCCGCCGAGGCCCAATCGATGGGCTGGTTTGGGTCGGGCGCGAAAACTGGTTTGGCGTCCGAGGCGAAGTCAGTGGCCCGGCTTATTGACGAGCGCATCGACGTAACCGCCCAGGCCCTGGGCGTGACGCCAAAAGAGGCAGCGCGGATGTTCTTCCGCCGCGAGATACCGCTGATGGCAAACCCCGCGACCGCCGCACTGCCAGGACTACTTCAAGACCGCAATCAACCCAAGCAGGCCGGTGAGCCTACAGAATTTGTAACAGATAAAGGCCGACCCGTGTACCGCACCCCCGAGGGTGAGTTGGTTTCGGAGCAATCAATTACGTTAAAAATTGGCGACGCATATTTAAATTTCCCGTCGATTCAAGACGGTGTGCGTTACGGCAAGGCCGACTTGAGAAAGATGTTTTTAAGTGGGCAGATTAAGCCGACAAGTACGCACAAGACTGTTGACGGGGCGAATAAAGCCGCCCGCAAAAGATCAATGGGAATGAAGCTAATCCGCCGCGGCAACATTGACCAGCGCGGTGTTATGAGCCGCACCCCGCGCAAGCCCGACGAATTTCCGATTTTTGGATTACTCGGCCAACGCCTCTACACGGCCACGGCGCCAGATGGATCAATTTAATGGATGACCAAGAATTTCACAGTCTCGTCCAGAACGAGATTGAACAGGCGGTAAACTACCACGACTCCGAATACGCCGCCGACCGCATCACGGCGCTCGACTATTACCTGGGCAACCCACTCGGCAACGAAGTCGATGGCCGGTCACAAGTCGTGCAGACTGAGGTCGCCGACGTTGTCGAAATGATGATGCCGTCGCTGATGAAAATCTTTGCGTCGAGCGACGACTTTGTCCGTTTTGAGCCACGCGGCCCCGAAGACGTTGAGGCCGCCGCCCAGGCCAGTGACTACGTCAATTTCATTCTCAATGCCGACAACGAAGGTTTCCAAGTTCTCCACAACTGGATTAAGGACGCCTTGCTGTTTCGCATGGGCGTCGTCAAACATTTCTACGACGAGAGCGAGTCCGTCCACGAGGATATGTATGAGGGCTTGACTGACGACGAACTGACGGCCTTGTTGGTGGACGACGACATCGAAGTTGTCGAGCAAGAGGCGCGGGAATACGGCGAAGCAATGGCGGGGCCGGACGGCGAGATGATGCCGCCGCCGCTCGTCTTCGATGTCCGCGTCCGCAAGACGCACCGCGACGGTCGCATTAAAATCGAAAACGTCCCGCCCGAGGAATTTCTATTCTCGCAACGCGCCAAGTCGATTGAGGACGCACGGTTCGTCGCACATAGAACCGAGATGACCGTCTCCGACTTGGTGGAAATGGGATACGACCGCGACGTGGTCGAGGCCAACGCCGGTTATACCGAAGTCGATACGATGAACGAGAAGCAGTCTCGTTTTGAGAATATTGAAAGTCAGGCCGAGAACACGACGAGCGACATATCGCAGCGCGACGTTCTGGTGACTGAGGTCTACATCAAGGCCGATTATGACGACGACGGTAAGAGTGAGACGCGCCGCGTTGTTTGTCTCGGCAGCGGTTACGAGGTCGTCGAAAACGAGCCATATCACATGATGCCGTTCTCGGTCATCTCGCCAATCCTGATGCCGCACCGCATGGTGGGCCGGTCGGTCGCCGAATTGTTGCTCGATTTGCAGCAAGCCAAGACGGCCATCTTACGTCAGCTACTCGACAACATCTACCTAATGAACAATGCCCGCGTCGGCGCAGTCGAGGGACAAGTCAATCTCGACGATTTGATCTCCAATCGCCCCGGCGGCATCGTCCGTATGCGGGCGCCTGGGATGGTGCAACCCATCACACCGCCCAGCGTCGCCGACGCGGCATTTCCACTTTTGTCCTACATGGACAACGTGCGGGAAATGCGGACGGGCTTGTCGAAGGCGTCGATGGGCCTGGACGCCGACGCCCTGCAATCATCGACGGCGGCAGCAGTCAGCGCGACAATCTCGGCGGCGCAAAGCAAGGTCGAAATGATTGCGCGGGTATTCGCCGAGACGGGCGTCAAGCGCCTGATGAAGTGCATTTTACAACTGGTGCAGAAACACCAACAACAACCCCGCATTATTCGGCTTCGGAATAACTTTGTCACAATGGACCCGGCGGCATGGGAAAACGAGTTCGACATCTCAGTCAACGTCGGTCTGGGCAACGGCGACGAGCAGCAACGTGGCGCCATGTTAGCCCAGGTCGCGGCGAAGCAAGAAGAAATCTTAACGAAGATGGGCATCGACAACCCACTGACGACCCTCGGCCAGTATCGGCAGACGTTGGCGAAAATGTTGGAACACGCCGGGTTTAAGAACAGCGCCGATTTCTTCCTCGACCCGAATAATCTGCCGCCCGACGTGAAGCAGAAATTTGAGGCCAAGATGCAAATGGCGCAAGAGGGCGGCAACGATCAAGCCATTCAGCAAGCCTTGCAGTTGGAGAAGGCGAAGGCCGAGGCCGAGATTCAGATTGAACGCGAGAAGGCCAAGGCCGAGCTTGAGTTGAAACGCGAAACTGAAATGGCCGAGTTGCAAATGAAGTTCGAGCTTCGGCAGCAAGAAATGCAATATGAGGCGCAGTTGCGCGGCCTTGAGGCCGCCAGCGGCGTCGACATTTCAACCAACATTCCGAGGCAGTAGATGTCGCGCATTGAGGACGAAATCGTAAGGGGCAACAAGGCCGCCGAGGTCTTGCGTAATCCCGTCTTTGACGAGGCGTTTCAATTTCTGCACGACCACTATTACAATGCTTGGAAGCATACAGCGACGGACGACGTTGACACCCGCGAAAGATTATTTGTCGCGATCAACGTCCTCGACGACATCCGCACCAATATCGAGTCCGTGATGAACACGGGCAAACTCGCTGGTGAGGAAGGCGGCGGCGCCGTCCACTAATTCCGCATTTCGCGGAATGACCAAGCCCGTATAGGGCAGTCGAACCTTAAAATTTTGGAGATTTAACATGGCCGAAGTAGCCCGTGACGGGACTTCTGCGATCTCGGCGGCGGATGCCGTCAATTTACTTCTAACTGAACCAACGCCGGAAACGGATAACGCTGAGACAGTTGAGGAGCAACCGGCAGAGGAAATAGTTTCCGAGCCGGAAATCACCGAAGCCGACGAGGTGGAGGTCGAAACCGAAGCAGTCGAAGACGATGCCGAGGAAGTCGATACCGACGAAACTGAGGCAGATGATGAGACAGATTCGGAAGACGTAGTCGAAAACGTCGAACAAACTTTCCGCGTCCGAGTGGGCGATGAGGAAATCGACGTGCCGCAAGACGAGCTTATCAACTCTTACATGCGGCAGTCAGACTACACCCGCAAGACCCAGCAAGTCGCCGAGCAACGCAAGGTTGCCGAGGCGGAACTGGATGCGGTCAAGGCAGACCGGCAACGGTACGCCGACCAGCTTCAAGTTTTGGAGCAGGCTTTAGGTCAACAAGAGCCGCCTCAAGAATATTGGGACAATCTTTATAGTGAAGACCCCTTTGAGTACACGCGGCAAAAAGACTTAGCGAGAGACCGCAAAGACGCCCTCGCACAAGTCGAAGTCGAAAAGCAGCGCGTTCAGCAAGAGCATCAAGTGCAGATGCAGCGTGAGGCTCAAGAGCATCTCATTCGAGAAAATGAACGCATGAACGAACTGATTCCCGAGTGGCTGGATCAGGAACGTGCGGCAAAGGAAAAGACTGCCGTCGTCACCTACGCCCAGCGACAGGGATATAGCTCCGACGAACTGCAACGCCTCTCGGACGCCCGCGCCGTCAACGTACTTCGGAAAGCAATGCTCTACGACGAGTTGATGGAGAAAAAACCCGTGGCAACCAAGAAGGCAAAATCGGCCCCAAAGATGACAAAGTCTGGTCAACCAAAATCAACGAAGCAATCCAACCAGCGGCGACGGCGTGACGCCCTCGCTAGCATCAGCAAAAAGAAGGGACGCGGCGCAATGGATGCCGCCGTTAATTACCTTCTCCAAAAATAGGAGGCCACATTGGCTACTTATACATCAAGCACAGCCATCGGTGAGCGTGAAGACCTCTCCGATGTCATTAGTCGGATCGACCCCGACGAAACGCCTCTTTTCAGCAACGCTGCAAAAGAGACGACGAAGGGAATATTTCACGAGTTCCAAGTTCAGGAATTGACGGCGGCTGCAGACGATAACTACGTCAATGAGGGCGCCGACTATTCCTACGTCAATCCGACGGTAACGACCAGACTCGGCAACTACCACCAAATCTCGGTGCAAGCCGCGTCCGTATCGAACACCTTGGACGTGGTTGACAAGGCCGGTCGTGACAAGGAAACGGCTTACGTCAAAGTCCTCAAGGGCATTGAGCAACGCCGCGACATTGAAAAGTCCCTGTTCAAGAACGAAGCCCGCTCGGCTTCTGATCCGCGTAAGGCCGCAAAGTTCCTTTCATGGATCACCAACGTCGTGGTCGAGTCCGGTTCTTCCGCCGCCACTGGCGACGGTTCCGACGCGGCAACGATGTCCGGCACAAACGACGCCCTGGCGTTGGCCGACATCGACGACGCAATGAAGGCGGCTTATACTGACGGCGGCCAGCCGGATATGCTTGTCGTCTCGCCAGCCAACAAGGTTGCGTTCTCTGATCTGTCCTCGGGCAGCGCAGTGACGAACCAGTTGCACATGACGGCAAACGCGCCAACCGATGCAATCATCATCGGGAGCGTGTCGATGTACCTTACGGATCAAATTCACTAAGCCGAGGTCCGTATAAAACTGCGTGAATTGCTGGAAGCCTAAACCGAAAGGCAAGGTAATCAGCATCCAAGCCAGCCAGGAATGGTTGGAAGGTTCAGAGACTAGGTCACACAGTCCCGACCGGACGATGAAGGCCCACGAGCGCGCAGCACCCTCAAGGGTGATGATATAGTCCGCCACCCGGTTAAAGCCGGGAGCGAGGATAAAGAGCCTCGCAAAGAACTGAAAGTTCGGCACCCTCAACGTCGTCATTGATCGTCAGGCCACGAATACGGAAATCCTGTTGATCGACTCCGACTACTACAGCATCGGCCATCTTCCCGGTCGTATGTTCTCGGTCAGCGACGTGGCCGCCACTGGTGATGCGACTAAGTTCGCAATCGTCAGTGAGTGGACTCTGATCGTCAAAGCACCAAAGGCTCACGCCGCAGTGTTCGATCTCTCCACGTCATAATATCGGAAAAGCGAGGGGAGGGCTTCGGCTCTCCCCAAACTTTTAAGAGGTGTCAATGAAACTCAAACTTTCCGAAGCCCCCGGCAAGCAGACTTATATGCACTTCAATGGCGACGAGAAGACCGTCGTCACTGAGCAGACGGTCGATCCGATTATTGAGGCAAACAAGCGCCTCGCAAATGATTGGCGTTACGGGAACTTGATTGGAAACACCCAACGGCACCAGCAAAAGGTCGCCGAGATTCCAAGTGTTCTGTATTACGAGCTTGTCAAAAAATTGGGCGACCCCAAGCATAATTTGAAGGCATGGAAACGGTGGTTGAACGACCCCGAAAATAGTGCGTTCAAGACCATTGGCGGCACAGTCTGATGGCGATCTCGACGTATACGGAATTGCAGACGGCGGTCGACAATTGGCTGGCGCGAACTGATCTCGCCGGTCGGTCGCCCGAGTTCATTACGATGGCCGAGGCACGGATGAACCGCGAGTTGGAGACGCGCAGTCAAGAAAAGCGCGTCACGGCGACGCTGGCGGCAGACGACGCCTATGTGTCACTGCCAACCGATATGCGGCGCATCCGGCAAGTGCGGCTGAATACGTCACCGACGACAACTCTGATCTACTACACGCCCAACGCCATTGACCAAAAGTATCCCAGTGCCGGAACCGGCAAGCCGGTCGCCTATTCTATTCTTGGCACTGAGATTTATTTACGTCCCACGCCGGACACGACCTACACGGCAGAGATCGCTTACGTTGCCGACATTGATGCCCTGGACGGCGACACGGCGACGAACACGATTCTACAGCGTCACCCCGACGCATATCTGCATGGCGCCCTGGCGGAAGCCTTCGGCTACCTGATGGATGAGACGCGCCAAGCGAAGCACGACACTTTATTTACTCGCGCAATTTCTGAAATAAAGGCCGACGAAGAACGCGCAATCTACGGCGGCGGTACATTAACAGTATCCAGCGACTACGGAGAAGTCACATGAGCGCCATGAGCGATTATTTGGAGAATGAAGTTCTCGACCACATTCTCGGCACGGGCGCCTATACCATGCCGTCGAATGTCTACATCGGATTGTCCACGGGCAGTTTCAGCGACGACAACTCCGGCACCGAATTGAGCGGCAGCGGATACGCACGTCAGGCAATAACATTCGCGGCGGCGTCAAGCGCAAGTGCGGCGACCAACGCGACTGTCACATTCCCGACGGCGACCGGGTCGTGGGGCGCCGTGTCGCATTGGGGTTTGTTCGACGCAAGCTCTAGCGGCAACCTTCTGATCCACGGCGCGTTTGCGTCGTCGAAGACGATTGCCAGCGGCGACGTTCTCCGCGTTAACAGCGGCGACCTGACGGTGACGGCGGCCTAACATGGTCGAAGTCGTCGGCCCAAATCTCGACCAATTAGACAGTTGGTCGTCGAGCATCGACGCACTTCCTTATTCGCTCGACAATTCGATCTGGGACACGGCGGCAATTCGGGAAGTTGCAAACTACCGCAACAATCCGACGCTTGAACAACTTGACGCGCTTTCGAGCAGCATCGACGCGCTTAGTACGTCACTCGACAGTCTGACGAGTTTCGGCACTCCCGCCGCCATCACCGTGACGGCGACGGCGACGCCGGGCGTCACACTTTCGGCCAGCGGTACGGCGGCGGTCGCGGTGACGGTAAGCGCCTCGGCGTCGCGGGTCCAATCGGCAAGTGCCACGGCGGCGGTCGCGGTCACGGCGTCGGCGAGTTTCGATCTGATTGAAAGCGTCAGCGGCAGCGCAGCGATTGCGGTGACGGTCAACTCACCGTCGGCGCTGATGGTTTACGACGGCGCGGCGAGTGCGTCGTTTGCGATTACAGCAAGCGCCACGGCGGCACTTGTTGCCGGTGCCAGCGGCACGGCGGCAATGGCCCTCACAGTCGCGGCAGACAATGAGAAACTTGGCGAGGCGTGGTCGGAGGTATCGGCCGGCGGGGCGACGTGGTCGGAGGTATCGGCCGGCGGGGAGACTTGGACGCAAGTATCCAGCGGCAATGAAACTTGGAGCTTGGCGGCATGATAACATTTGGCGAATGGCTGCCGGATCAACCCGCGTTGAATAACGCCGGGGCGACTGAGGCTAAAAACGTGGTCGCGGCGATGCAGGGGTATCGCTGTTTCCGCCAACTCTCGGCACTGTCGGGCGCGGCAACAAATAAGATTCGCGGCATGTTCGCCGGTAAAGACGACGACGGCAATGCGGCGCTTTATGTCGGCGACAGTGCGAAACTCTACAAAATGAACGCCTCGACGAGTGCGCTGACCGATTTGAGCAAGGGCGGCGGCTACTCGTCGGCGGCGGGTAAGGCGTGGCGCTTCGCTCAATTTGGCGAGGCGATTATTGCGACGAATTTCAGCGACGCCATGCAGACCAATACGGTCGCTAGTGGCAGCGCATTTGCCGATCTCAGTGGGACGCCGCCACGGGCGCATTTTATTACAGTCGTCCGCGATCAAGTGATGGTCGCTAATACGCACGACTCTACCGACGGCAATAAGCCCTATCGCATCTGGTGGAGCGGGATTAATAGTCACACAAGCTGGACGCCAGGAACGGCGCTTTCGGACTATCAAGACGTGGCCGACGCGGGCAACTGCACGGGCCTAGTTGGCGGCGAATACGGCATCGCTTTATTTGAGAAATCAATTGTGCGCTTGTCCTTTGTCGGCGCTCCGCTGATCTATCAGGTTGACAAGTTGACAAATGAGCGCGGTTGCGCGGTTCCCGGTTCTGTCGCCAGCGTCGGTCCGTCGATGGTGTTCTTCTTAAGCGACGACGGGTTCTATTTGTTGCGCGGGAATGAAGTCGTCCCAATCGGCGCACAAAAAATTAATCGCTGGTTCCTCGACCGTTTCCAATCGGCAAACCGGGATAACGTCGTTAGCGGGGTCGATCCAATCAACCAAAATGTGATTTGGGCTTACCCGAGCCTCAATAGCGGTGACGGCGAGAACGACGAGATACTTATATATAATTACCATCTCAATCGTTGGAGTTACGCCGAGCAAGCGACGACGGCCATCGCGCAATTATTCACGGCGGGTTATTCGCTAGAGCAACTCGACAACATCACGACCAATATCGACACGCTGCCCGCCTCGCTCGACGACACTATTTACCAAGGCGGCACGTTCTTCTTTGCGGGCGCCAAAGACAAAAAGGTTCAAGGGTTTACGGGGGATTGTCTCAACGCCACAGTCGAGACGGGCGAGTTTTCTCCCGCCCCAGGCCGACGCGCACTGGTCAATAACGTGCTTCCCTATACGTCAAGCAAGTCGGGACAATCGCCGACAATCACGGCAGCCATTGGCTCCCGGTCGCGGCAGATTGACCAACCGACATTTGGATCGGCGTCGTCGATTAACGCGGACGGTTACTGCCCCGTCAGGTCGTCGGGCGCGTTTCATCGGGTCAGAATATCAACGAGCGGCGACTATGATTTGTTGCAGGGCGTCGATGTTGACCTACAGCAATCGGGACTACGTTAATGCCGACAACGAGTTTTCGCGCCCTGTCGCCCTTTGCGGACTCACGCGAGACGAGTGAGGTCGTCAATAACATTCTCGCGGGAAAGATGAACGCGACCGCAAGTGTCACACTGACTAATAGTGCGACATCAACTGCCGTCACCGACTACCGCGTCGGCCCCGAGAGTGTCGTCTTATTTATGCCAACGACGGCAGACGGTGCGACGGAGTTGGCGGCGGGCGGCATGTATGTCAGCGCCCGAGCGAAAAATACATTCACGATCACGCACTCAAGCGCGACGACGACGCGGTCATTTGACTATGTCGTCATTGGATAATTGGGATAAGGCCGAGCCGCATATCCTGGCCGCGCTTGTAAATTGCGGGAACACACACGCGCCGAGCGACGTGCGGCGCATGATTAAGGAAGGCACTGCCGCGCTGTTCGTCGGCGAAGACAGTGCAATCGTCACGCAAGAAATTGACACGCCGACCGGGCGGCTTCTGCACTTCTGGCTGGCGGGTGGTGAATTGGAAGAACTGGCCGAGATGTCGGCGTCGATAGAGACGGCGGCCAAGGCCAAAGGGATTAGCCGCGTTTCCATTGTGGGGCGACGCGGCTGGCAAAAGGCGCTGCCGGGGTATCGCGAGGCGGGCGTCATTTTAATGAAGGAAATTTAATATGAGTTTTTTGGGTGATCTGTTCGGCAGCAAGCCTAGCCCCGTGTCGGTTGCGACAACCAGCAACGCGCCGCCATCCTACATTGAGGGGCCGTTAAAAGACGCGATCAATACGGCGGTCGATATTGGCGGAAAGCCACTTCAATATTATCCTAACCAAACGTATGTCGATTTTAGTCCGACGACGATGGGCGCCATTGAGATGGGCGAGGCGCGGGCGACCGGCGGCAGCCCCCTCGTATCGTCGGCACAAGATTTTACGAACACGGCTATCGGCGGCGGCTTCACAAACCCGGCGGCAAATATGCTGATGTCCACGGCGCAGGGCGATTTCCTGTCTGGCAACAATCCGTATCTCAGCGCGGCGATGCAGCCCGCCATTGACCAAGTCCAAGGCCAGTTTTCTCAATTCGGGCGGCTCGGCTCTGGCGCCAACATGGGCGCAATGACGAGCGCCCTGGCGCCGGTCTACGCGCAAAACTACGCGACCGAGCGACAAAACCAACTCGCGGCGCAGAACGCCATCGGCGGTTTGGCACAACAAGACTTTGCAAACCGGATCGGCGCGGCGGCAATGGCGCCGACACTGGCCGCGCAAGACTACACCGACATCGGCCAACTATTGAACTTCGGCGCTATGCGTGAGGCGAAGACCGGCGAGGCGCTGGCTAGTGATATCGACAAATACAATTTTGAGCAGCAAGAGCCACAGACGCGCCTTGCCAATCTTCTCGCGGCACTGAGAGGCGGCACGATGGGATCAACATCGTCTCAGCCGATTTACGCCGACCCGACATCGGCCGCCATCGGCAACATTGCGACGCTGGCGGGGGGCGCCAAATTGGCGGGCGACGCGGGTCTATTTAACTTCCTTGGAGGGCTTTTCCCATGAGCCTACTTGACGCCCTGATTTCCCCCGCCGACAAACAAGACGCGGCCCTGATGGGCTTACTGCAACTCGGGTCGCAGTTTGCCAACCGTGGCGCCCCACGGTTGACGCCGACGCCGCCGCCGATTGATTTGGCGGGGCCGTTGAACACCTACCGCCAAGGTCTGAACACGGCGTTGCAGCGCGGCATGATGGCGAAAGAATTGCAAAAGCAAAAAGACCTCAAGGCTTTGTTCGCTGATCCAAAAATGATGTCAGGCATCCCGACAGCGATCCAACCGTTTATCCGCAATGTAGGCGCGGCAGACCCGTCGGCTGGTTTGTCAATGGCGGGAAATGTAATTGCGAACCAGTACAAGTATCGAAAGCCCACTTATCGGAATGTCGAGGTAAGGCAACAAGACGGTACATTTGTGCCGCAAGTTCTGTCGGGGACACAGATTGCCGGACTGCAACAGCAAGGCGTCGCAGTGCGCCCTTACAACGCCCCACCGCACACTGTTTTTAACATGAGCGGCAAGCTTGGGACGACACTTGGCGAAAAACAAATCGATGCTTGGTCGGAAGCGCAAGAGACTCTCTCGACGGCAGTGGGATTAAAAAATGACGCCCAACAACTTTTGGGCCTCTTAAAAGAAGGGGGAGTCGAAACCGGGTTCGGGCAAAATATGATTCTTGAGGGTCAGAAATTTGCCAAACGTCTTGGCTTGAATGAGGCCGCAGATTTGAGCGGAGCAGAATTGTTCCAGGCGATTGCCACCCGTATGACCTTGCCGTTAGTCAAGACGCTTGGCGTCAACCCCACCGATAAAGATTTGGATTTTGTTATCCAAGGGCAAGCGGAGTTGTCAAAGACTAAGGCGGGGAACATCAGATTGCTAAACGCTTTAGTCGAGAAGCAACGCCGTGTAGAGGCGAGGGCAAGGCTCAGAATGAAGTTTTTTGAAGACAACGCCGACTTATTAGAAACTAACCCGTTTGAGTACACTAAAAAGTTTAGTCGTAAGTTGAGGGCGTTAGAAAGTAGCTTCGCACAACCACGCCCCACGTCGAGTGCCGGGCCGACTAGAAGGCAAAGAATCGGCGCGTTTTTCTCTGGCAATAAAAACAGCGGAGCGTCGCAATGAGCGCTCAAAAATCCCTCGATGAGCTAGAATCTGGTTTATTAGAACAATCAAAATCCCCCGACGGTTTAGGCAAAGACGGTGCGAGACTTTTAGAATTACTGCAAAGTGGTCCCGTTCTTGAGGGCGGCCCGTCGGCGTTTGCGGCGGGTTTAACTTTTAATTTTTCTGACGAAGTCATTGGTTTTGTCCAAGATGTACTTGGCAGTAATGATGAACTGACGGGCTTAATAAATAAATTTAGAGCGTCGGAAGACCAGCCGCCATTATCTGCCGGAGATGTTAGCACCGAGTTAGAGCGTCGATCATTGCGGCAATACCGCAAGACCGACCCGGTCAAGGCATTTGGTTATGAAATGGGCGGGGCGATGCTGCCCGCCGCCCTAATTCCCGGCGGCGGCCAAGCCAATCTGGGGCGGGTTGCTCTAACTGGTCTGGCGTCGGGCGCACTCAGCGGCACGGGTGCGGCGGACGACGGTAATCGTCTCCAAGGCGCAGTGGTCGGCGGCGGAACTGGATTTGTTGCCAGCCCCCTTACAACTCTTGCTGGGAGAGGTGCCGGAAAAGCATACCGTGGCATCTTTAAACCCGGTGCAGCGCAACAAGGCGTCAATCAGGCCGACCAAATGGCGCGGTCAGCAATCGAGGCCGACGCCGGATCACTGCGACAGGCCGGAAGGGCGTTGCAAGCATCGCGGGCGGCGGGCAAGCCCATGTCGCTTGTCGATATGGGACCAAACTCTCGCGGCCTCACCGACGCGGCCCGCATTGTTGGCAATGTCGGCAGTAACGCCCGCAAGACGGTTGGAGATTTTTTGCAGCGACGTGACCTTGATGCTGTGAAGCGGATTTCGGGAGACTTGCAGAAAGCATTTGGGAAACGCGCCCGGTTTTTCCCAGAGTTTAAGTCGATGACTGAGCGCCGGTCGCGCCTGGGCGGCAAGTTATATCAGCGGGCAAACAAAAAGATGTTGCCCGTTAATAGTGAAGTCATCTCTTTATTTCAAAGGGGCAGTGTTCGTAGCGCCCTTAGAAAAGGGTACGAAATAGCACGAGAGGAAGGCATCAACTTACCGCCGATTCGCGTAATTGAACGAGACGGAGTTTTCCGTCTGGTTACTCAAAAAGGTAAGCCGGTCAAAGAAATCCAAACTCAACTCATGCACTACATAAAAATGGGGCTGGACGACAAAGTCTTCACAGGCCGGTCGCCGACGAGCGGCATCGGATCAACCGAGCTAGGCGCAATCAAGGCGACGCGGGCTAAGTTACTCGATTTTATGGACGCCCGTAATCCAGGCTACAAGATGGCGCGAAATTATTGGGCTGGGGCCACGTCGGCGCTTGATGCGATGAAGAACGGGCGTAATTTCTTGCGGGCCGACCCAGATGAGTTGGCCGACGACATTGGTCGTATGAGCAAAAGCGAAAAAGAAGCGTTTCGCGTCGGTGCCATGCAAAATCTTATGGACCGGGTTGAGGGCGATATTGAGACGGCCAACATTGCGCGGAACTTAATTAAAAGGCAGCGCAACAAAGATTTGATCCGGCTTACTTTTGAGCCGGGCAATAGAGGAGCCGCCCAATTCAATAAATTTATGCGGAATCTCACGCGAGAGATTGATATGAAAACTTCATCGTCCACGGTGATGGGCAATTCTCAAACGGCGGCTAGAACTGAGGCCATTGCCGCATTAAGAGAAGGCGCCGCCCGGCAAATCCCCACGGCGCGGGGCATCCCCGACATAGTCATTGGGTTGCTGCGCCGGAACGCCCAAGACCTTACTGACGAACAACTGAGAAACGCTGCAAACAGGTTGGCGCAAGTCTTCACGACTACTGACCCGGCGGGCGTGTCTCGCATTTTGCGGCAATTAGAAACCCCCACTGGCGTCAAGCAAGTTCTACAAACAATCGGGGCCGATGTGCCGACAGGAATTGCTAGTCGTGCAATCAATCCGATGGGCGTCGGGAATTTACTTGGCAGCCGCGCCCAGGGGCTTCTCAGTAACATCATGCAATAGAGGAAATCATGGCTAAAACATCTTGGAACGACTACAGCGCTACAAGCGCCAGCAATACCGACATAGATTCTATTAATATAGATGAGGGTTGCCCACCCAGTGGCATAAATAACGCGATCCGCGAACTTATGGCCCATACTGCCGACGTGGTCTCCGGTACGACGGCCCTGGCGTCAATTAACATTGACGGCGGCAGCATCACGGGCATCACCGACCTCGCCGTCGCCGACGGCGGTACGGGCGCCAGTGACGCCTCGACGGCCAGGACAAACCTCGGGCTTGTAATCGGCACCGATGTCCAAGCCTATGACGCGCAGAACGCATTGACCGACACGGCGCAAACCTTTACGGCGGCGCAACGTGCGACGATTACGACGTTGACCGACGGCGCGACAATCACGCCCGACTTTGCGGCGTCGAATAACTACGTTGTGACGTTGGGGGGCAATCGCACTCTCGCAAACCCAACAAACTTAACGGCGGGTCAATCTGGTTCGATCTTTGTCGTCCAAGACGGCACTGGCAGCCGGACGCTTTCATTCGGTTCGTATTGGGATTTTGCCGCCGGTACGGCGCCGACCCTGACGACCACGGCGGCGAGTGTTGACCGCATTGATTACGTTGTCCGGTCCACGACTTCGATTCACGCCGTTTTCACTGCGAATTACTCATAAGGATTTACGGTCATGCCCGTCCATCAAAATGTTCTTATCGGCGCGTCCGGCCAGGGCGGCGGCGGTTACGTTATCGAAGGCTCTGGTTCGTTTAATGGCACCGACGGCAAATTAACAAGAACCATTAGTTCAGCAGGGAACAGAAAAACTTTTATTCTTGAAGTTGCTTTTAAAAGAGGTGGTTCAGCGTCAAGTTTTCTAACGGCGTTTTCATCGGGCACAGACACGTTCTATTTTTATCTGAGTTCTGATCAGGTTTATATTCAAGATTATCTACATCCCAACAATCGAATCGAACTAAAAAGTGACGCTAAGTTGCGAGACTTTTCCGCATGGTATCATTTAATTGTTGCAATTGATACGACACAAGGAACTGACACAAATCGTGTAAAGGCATGGTTGAACGGCGTTGAATTAACTTGGGCAGTCACTACCTACCCTACTCAAAACTTAGACACTAAGTGGAACACAGGTTCTCAAGAACATCAAATAGGCCATTCCTCTACCACTTATAGCTCTGATTATTTTGCCCGCGCCGCTTCTTACGACGGCCTGACAATGACTGATCCCGTTACGGATGAATTTGGTAAATACGACGAAAATGGAAATTGGACCGTTCTTGATGTCTCTGGAAAAAGTTTTGGAACTACAGGCTTTCTAATTGAAGGTGGAACAGCGTTTACCAATGGCACAGACAGCAGCGGTAACTCTCAGAACTTTACTAAGGGCGGTACTATTACCAATGTTAACGACACTCTAACGGATTCAGATAACTTTGGAAACTACGCAACGCTAAACCCTCTTACTAAGAGTTCCGGTGGTGCGACTACCGCAACCATCAGCGAAGGCAATACAAGATGGGCAAGGGCTAATGATGGCAGCAATAATCAACAGTGTTACGGAACATTTGGTGCAGATGCAGGAAAGTTCTATTTTGAGTTTAAATTAATAACAGCAAACAATGGTTTTGATGTTGGCCTGTTTGCGGAAGGCGAGACAAATGGAAACGAAGGTGGGGGCAATGCTGGATATGAAGTTGAAGGGTATTATCTAGAGAACTATGGTACAGGTTCTCATGCTTGGAAAGTAACGAAAACAGGTCAAGCGTCTGGTGGCGCTGCACGTCAGGACACAAACGATACAGCGGCAGCTAATGATATTTGCAAAATCGCTGTAGACTTTGACGCTGGCAAAATTTGGCTAGGTAGTGTCACACATGACACATATTACAGCGGTTCTGATGGCTCCGATATTTCTTTTAGCACAGGTTCTCCGACATTTACATTCACGGCTGGAACAAGATTGTTTCCTTACATTTTTGCTCATGCCCAAGCTAACGATTGTAAATTCTTTTTTAATCCAGGGGAATGGACAGGAAGCGCACCATCAGGATTCCTGCCGTGGACTACAGCCAATCTTCCAGCGCCGACTGTGACCAAGCCAAGTGATTTCTTTAAGACAGTCCTCTTTTCTGGCACAGGCAGCGCACAGAATATCGACACAGTTGGATTTTCACCTGACCTTTTAATTATTAAATCACGAACATCAACCGCAAACTTTAACTGGATTGATAGGGTTAGAGGTGAGGCAAATATTCTTTGGTCAAATGCGGCTGTAGCCCAATCTGCTGAATCAACAAGCGTCACAGGATTTCGGGATGAAGGATTTTCAGTAGGGTCAGACAGCGGTAGTTATGTGAACATTTCTGGTCAGACAATGGTAGCTTTTTGCATGAAGGCTGGTGGCTCTGGTTCTAGTAATTCGGATGGTGACATTGCATCAACTGTATCTGTAGCTAGTCATGGCGGGTTTTCAATTGTCAAGTACGACCCCGGAAGCGGTGGTTCGCCCGGTGATACTGTAGGTCATGGCCTTTCACGCACACCAAACTTTATTATTCTTAAAGCATTAGAAAATGTAGGAGATACAAATTGGAGAGTTGGTAGTGACGATATTGGTTGGACAAATAATTTATTTTTAAATCTCACTCTCGCAGCAAGTGCTGGATCAGGTGCTTGGAATAATACTGTACCAGGGTCATCTGTATTTACTATTGGTTCTGATACAGACAATGATGCCGCATATATTGCGTATTGTTTTGCAAAAACTCCGGGACTAATTGCTTGCGGAAGCTATACAGGAAATAATGATGCTGACGGAACCTATGTAGTTGTCGATGATGGCGCATCTGGATTTAGACCAGCATGGTTACTTATGAAAAACATAAATGACTCTGAAAATTGGGTTTTGATGGATTCTGTACGAAGCCCATTTAACCCTGTAGATGGGTATCTTTCTACCAATACCGCTACTAGTGATACAGGCGCAACTGGATTGCCGCTAGATTTTACCGCAAATGGATTTAAGCAGCGTAACAACTCTAACATGACTAATGAAGATACAATCATTTATCTAGCATTCGCAGAGCATCCATTCGGCGGTGACGGTGTAGCGCAAGCCCGCGCACGATAATTCTACTTAACAACGGAGAAAAGACATGACTTCGATCTTCAAGGTCGGTGATAAAACGATTCGTCCCGGTCGCGGGTGGACTGACGCCGACGGCATCCAACACCCCGGCAACTGGAATCTGTGGTCGGCAGACGAGAAAAGCGCCAAGGGCATTACCGAGGTTGTGATGCAGCCGCTCCCCCGTGGCGACCTCTACAACGCCAGCAACAACGCCGACGGCAGCGTCAACGCCACGGCCAAGCCGCTCGACGACATTAATGTCACCGACAAGGACGGCAACGCGGTAATGGACCCCCGCACCGGAAAGCAGGTGGTGCAACCCGGCGTCAAATCGCAACTCAAGAGTAAAGTCAAAGAGCAACAAGCGTCGCACCTCGCCCAGACTGATTGGGCCATCGTCCGCGAGGCCGATGTCTCGACGGCAGTCCCGGCCAACATCAAGACGTGGCGCGACGCAATCCGCGCAAAAGCCACGGCGATGGAGGAAGCGATTGACGGCGCCGCCGACATGGCCGCCATTGAGGCTCTTTTTGTAACCTCTGACGCCGACGGCAATAAGTCGGGCATCCTGTACGATTGGCCGGAACTACAAGACTGATCCGAGTCGGCAGCGTCTACTATCCCCTATCGTTAAAGCAACAAGCAACCGAGGCGGCGTACTGGCGCCGCCGTGCGCGGCAGACAGAAAGAAGAAAGGTGCGAAATGGACCCAGCATCTCTCGCTCTCGCCATCGGAGCCGCCAAGAAAATTATCGACACTGCCGGTGATCTGAAAGCCGCGTATAAGGGAATCGATTCCCTGATGGCGCACGAGGAAGCGGCAGAAACCCACGCCGCCAAAAAGCCCAAAACACGCCAACAACAAATTCTCCAGCAACGCGCCCACGACCAGGGCGAGACTGACTCATTTAGTGAAATCGCCGATGAGGTGATTACGTCTCGCAACAACGCCATCGCCCTCGAAAATTTATACCGCGAGATCGACCGCAAGTATGGCAAAGGCACGGTCGATGAAATTAAAAAAATCAGGACCGAGCGCAAGGCGAAGCGCGAAAAGCAAGCCAAAGAAATAGCGGCGGCGAAGAAAAAAGAACATGAAGCGCGGATGGCGTTTCTGAAGAAATGGTCAATCATCCTGGCGCAACTTGTCGGCATCGCCGCCGTCGCGGTAACGATCGGTTATTACGTTTGGGCGAATCGGTGCGTAGAGGCGGTATGTAGATGATGGACGGCGCAGTTGACATAAAACTTCTGGTCACGCTCGGCGGCATCGTCGTGTCGATGGCGGGGGCGGCAGCCGTGGCAAAATCGCAAATCCAACGCCTGACCGAGATGCTTAAAGACATCGAGACGCGGATGCGGGCTTACGACACTCGCGTCGACGGTATTGAAAACACGATTGGGAAGAACGAACACCGGATTAACATTCTGGCGGGGATGCTCAGTCCCGACACGATGGAGCGTCGTAACCGCGAGATTGGCGCGACCATGCAGCGGCTCAGTCACATTGAAAAGACGATAGCGAGGCTGGAGAAATGAAGGAACGCATTGCCATCGACGCCGCCGTCGCGGCGCCCGCGCTCAGTCTCCCGCTTTGGCTGCACACGGTCCAAGAGACAATGCAATTCGGCATCGTGTGCGTTACTCTTATTATAGTGGTGATCCGCGCCCGCATCGCTTGGCGAGAGTGGCGCAACAAATGACCCCCCTCCAAGCCGCCGCCATCGCCGCCGTCGTGGCGGCGTTTTTGTTGTCTGGATGCCAAGCGGCGCCGCCCGCCCAGGCCGCCGAAGCGACGCCGAAGCCGGAACGGGAGTGCGCGTTGACGATTGGTAAAGTCCAAGACACGCTTAAGTCTCGGTTTAAAGATTTAAAAGAAATAATCCTGTCGGGCGCAGACAAAGACAATTTCCTCAAGGCATTCAATTCGGCAGACCCGCCGACAAACTTCACCGCACACCGTGTCCATATGTTCCACAGCCGCCGCGCAAACATAAATAGAAATCCCGATACAACGGTTTTGACGATGGTCGATGCCGACGAGTGCGTTAAGCGCAACGGCGAGGTCCGCACTAAGGACGTGGTGAATTGGCTCCCGACGAAAGTATAACTAAGGGCCAGACTAATGTTCAGATCGGACAGTCTGGCGATTTCCTGACGGCGGCAGTGCTTGCGGGGTTTGGCGTCGATTGCAACGTCGTCAACAAAGTCGGCTTCGACATTCTTGCCCGCCACGACAATAAGTGGATTAGGGTCGAAGTTAAATCGACGCGGGCGCGTCAGCGCGACCGGCGCTGCTACACTTGGAAGACGTGCCAAGGGAACACCAAGAAGCGCGTCATGCGGGCCGATAGATGCGACATCGTCGCCCTGGCGGCATTGGATGTCCGCAAAGTCGTCTTCCGCCCCATAAGCGAAATCACCTGCATGACTACACACATTTTTGAACACGCCTTGATGGAGTCTGACGAGCGACAGACGTGGGAGGAATCATGCCGGAAAATATGAAGGCGCATCGTTATGTCGATAAGCCGACCGTCGCGTTTAGTAAAGACAGTCACCTGGCGAAGCCGTTCATCATTTCCATGACGACAGAGTCATCGTCCGAAACCGTGCGGCTCACGATTGACGAGGTGCAGTATTTAATCAAGAAAGGATGGAGTTAATGGCGACCGACAATGTAACCAGCGACGACCTGGATATTGCTGCCCGCACCGTTTGGGCCGAGGCGCGTGGAGAAGGCGAACACGGCATGAGGGCCGTCGCCCACGTCATTATCAACCGTGCGGCGAAAGGCGGCTGGTGGGGCGATACGCTTGAAACGGTCTGTCAAAAGCCCTGGCAGTTTTCATGCTGGAATGAGAATGACCCCAACCGCGAAAAACTAATTGGGCTGGACAAAACGCATCCCGAATATGTCGCCGCACTCAAGGCCGTCTCCGAGGCACTTGTCGCCGAAGACGACCCGACGATGGGGTCATGTCATTATCATACCAAGGCCGTGCAGCCAGATTGGTCTGAGGGCAAAGAGCCGGTCGCCATGATCGGCAACCACAAATTTTTCTCGGACATCGACTAATGATCGGCGCCCTGCTTCCAGTCCTCGGGCCTATCGTCAAAGATGTCGTCGGTCGGGTATTGCCCGCCGACAAAAATAAAGCGCAAGAAATTGAGCGCGAATTGAACATGGCAATGATGGCGAACACGGCGGAAATCGAAAAGGCCGCCGCCAGCGTCGTCATCGCCGAGGCAAAATCCGAGCATAAGATCACGGCGACGTGGCGGCCAATTTTAATGCTGACAATCACCGCCATCGTGGCCTGGAATTTCCTACTGGCACCGCTAACCGAATTGGCGGTGACACTGTGGACGGGGAATCAAATTCCGTTGTCGATACCCTTGCCCGACGAACTTTGGACCCTGCTATCAATCGGCGTCGGCGGCTATGTGGTCGGACGGTCGGGTGAGAAGATTGCAGGGAAGCTCAAGAAGTGAGCCAGTGCGTCAAGTGCGGCAGCCGTAGGCCGATGGTGTTCGTCCACGGCCATTATCAGTGTGCCGACTGCAAGTCCATCACCGACGGCGATTGCTGCCAGGGTGTTGCTTTTTGTGACGACAAAAACGACCGTCAGGTAATTCAAGAAAAGTCGCTGAAAAGTCGCTCCCATTTTAAACCTTGCTAGGTTCATCCTAACCCATTAAGGTCTGTCTATACCTGCCAGGGCTTTGATATCAAAGCTAAGTGGCTGTAATAGTTAGACTTTATTTGGCATGTTGTCAGGCTCATAACCTGAAGGTCGTAGGTTCAAATCCTACCCCCGCAACCACTAAATAATTTAATTATTACAGTTAGTTAGCCGCCCCGGCAGGGGCGGCTTTTTTTTTGTTTTTAGCTCAAAGTCGCTGAAATGCCGCTCTGACATCGCGACAAGGGCCAATCCGCGCAATTACCTGACGGTCGTTTTTTTGTTGTTTTATCAAATAATATGTTGCATGATGTCATCGTGGTTGAGGGACCACTTAGCAACAAGGAGAGAGAAAATGTTTTTAATTGCGGACTTAGGTAAGAGTGTCGGCCCCGTTGGCAAGCTGACCGATAACGGTGGATGCGGCTGGAGCTTCATTAGCTACATACAGCGCGGCAATGGTAGGAAGCTCCATGACTGCGCGGAGAACGCCGTACCCAAATGGTTCACTGGTTACATCGTGGATCAGCCTGACATGAAAAGCGCCCTTTCTCTGACCGACGCCTACCGGAAGGGCTACGCTCTAGCTTTGCAGCCCGCGCTTGACGGCTGCATCCGCGTGGTTCGTCAGGGGGATGTCGGATAACAATCCACCCCATCGCGCACTAGCGCCGCATTGCCCCGACCACCAGCGCGGGGCTTTGCTGGTAGGAAACTTTAGGAGAGAGAGATGCAAGAGATCAAGAGATTAAAGACGC